CAAAAGAATAGAAGCAGGTTTGGTTGGCGAACTTTGTAATGATCAAGATGTGATTGATAATACTTCTGAGGAAATGGAGCAAATAAAATACTCTAAAATTGATACAGATGGGAAGCAATCAATACTTCCAAAGGATAAGGTGAAGGCATTGATAGGACGTTCGCCAGATGATTGGGATGATATTATGATGCGAGAATGGTTTAGCTTAAGAGTTAAGCACAGGACCTTTTAAAAAAATAATTAGTAAATCGTTTGGAATTGTCAAACATTTATATCTAACTTTGAAGAAAATGATTTAGTTCTAAGTCATAAAGTTTACAATTCATTCTTTAATGAATAAGTACTTAGCAAAAGGTTTCCAATGGGTTAATAAAGCTTCAAGCTTTGCCCTAGATAATTACCGAGATGCAAAATTATTCACATCACAAGTTTATAATAATGGTTTTATGTATGCATCCCATAAATTGGGGTTCTTAATTAAAAACGGTTATTCATCAAATACAGATGTTTATTCAATAATTTCTAAGATAATCAGAACAGGTGCTTCAATACCTTATAAAATTGTAAGCATTAATGCAGATGGAACAGAAGATGTTGTGACATCAGGAGCATTTTATGATTCAGTAATGAACCCAAACCCAAAACAAAACAAGTTTGAGTTTACAGAAGATGCATTAGGGTATCAATTAACAACAGGGAATGAAATGTTACTGAGCCAAGTTGCTGCAGGAACAGGAGTAAGGAGAAGGGTTTATGTTGTACCACCTCAATTAGTAACGGTTAAAGTAATCGGGAAGGACTTTTTTGAGAATACTGTTAAATATATTTTCAAGTGGTTAGGTAATGAAACAACGTATGATGAAGATGAAATTACTCACATCAAATATTTCAATCCAACTGAGAATGGTTTAAAATCTGGTTTAGGATTAAGTCCGTTACAGGCTGCATGGAATACTTTGGATGCGTCAAACCAATTAATGTCTGCTCAAGCAGGTATGATGAAAAATAGAGGTGCAAATGGCTTATTATCTGCAGATGGTGAACGTCCATTAGATGAAGAAGAAGGTGATGATTTACAAATAACAGTAAATGAAAAATTAGGTGGAGCAGATAAGTTCAACAGAATAGTTGCAACAACTGCCAAGGTAAAATATACTCAATTTGGATTAAGCCCTGCAGATTTAGAATTAACTAAAGGCGGTGTATTAACATTAAGACAATTGTGTTCAGCTTATGGTGCTGACTCTGGTAGTTTTAATGATCCTGCAAATAAGCAATTCAATAATGCGAAGGAAGCAACTAAAAACTTTTATGTTAATGCGGTTATCCCATCAGTTGAAAGACATTTGAACGGATATAAAGCAATGGTTCTTCCTGGTTGGAATGCATTTGATGGTAAGACTTATGATATTAGGTTAGATACATCAAGCATTGAAGCGTTGCAAGATGATCAAAATAAGAAAGTTGAAAAACAAACTAAATTATCTGCAGGGATAACAGCCGTATTGATTAGAATTTCAGAAGGGAAGTTAACACCTGCATCTGCAATTAGGGTGTTGGTTAAAAGTTATGAAATGTCAGATATAGAAGCAATGGATTTAGTTGCTGATAATGTTGGGCCAAACACAAATCAAGATGCCTAAAAATAAGATTCAAATATTACAGCAGAAATTGGATTGTTCAACGACAAGCAAAGAAGCTAAAAAATCTATCAAGGAAAAGATTAAGATATTAAAAAACAATAAAACTATCAACAAATGATACATTGTAAAGAATTAAATAAGTCGTTTGAAAACAAGTTTCAAATGTATGCAGCTTTAAAAGTTAACAAAGCGGATATAATCGGACTTAAAAAGGCTCAGATATTCAAATCACATGAGAAAGGTTTGGGAGTTAGCATGAAAGTTATTGATCCAATTAAACTTGGTGGTGTTGCAAAAGGTTTAATGACTGATTCAGCTTATAATTACATAGCAGTAAACACAACTAAAATATTAGATAGTCATAAGGATTTGCACAAAGATGGCATTTGGAGTAAGTCAGTTCAAGAACAACAAGGAAAGAACTTCTTAGTTATGGACCACAAAATGGAAATGGCGAACGTGGTTGTTAAGAAAGCAAACATTGAGATGTTCACAACTGAAATTCCTTTTAGTGCATTAGGTAAGAGTTATGAAGGAAACACACAAGCTTTAATTTATAAGTTCTTAAAGACTGATGTAATAAATGACCTAGCAAAAGATTGGTTAAATTCTGGTGATGACATTGAAGCAAGTGTAAGAATGCAATATGTTAAAATCGAATTGGCAATGAATAGTGATGCCAAAGGGGATGAAGATGAATTAAAATTATACTTAGATAATGTTGGTGAAATAGCTAACAAATCAGAGTTTGAAGAAATAGAATACTTCTGGATAGTTTCAGAAGCCAAAAATATTGGGGAATCGAGCCTTGTTTTAAGAGGTTCTAATTCTGCAACAGGAGTACTTGATAATCAAAAACAGGAGCCGATGCAAATCACTCCTAAAGATGAGCCGTTGGAAGACACTCAAAAGGAGTTTTTTGGTGGTTGGTAATCCGAACAAGTAAATTAATAATTAATCAGTTGAGTTAAAATAAACGCTCAACACAAAACAATTTAAGATGAAGAAAGTAACATTATTTGCACAATCAGTATTAGCATTGCTAGTAGGTGCAGTCGTATTTTCGGGGATAGGAACCGAAGTAGTAAATTTAATTGATGGGTTAGCCGTTGCAGGTGCAGCAGGATTGACAATTGCAAGTGGGCCAATTTGGTTCAAGATGGTTGATAGCGTTAAAACGTTTGTTGAATTATCAGATGAAGAAGTTAAGGGTTTAACTTCAGAAGAAAGAACGCTTTATTATAAAGCATCACATGACAATTTAATTACTTCTGTAAAAGGATTGAAAGATGAAATGGCAAATCTTGACAATGATACTGCTAAAGCTGAAAACTTAACTGCACAACTTAAACAGTATGAGCAAATGTTTGAAACTTTAAAAGCAACTCAAATCAATCAAGGTGAATTAATTACTGCAATGAAAGCTGCAGGAACAGAATTAAAAGATGAGTCTTTTTCTGGATTAGTTAAAGCTGCATGGGATGAAGCAGTTGAAGATGATAAAATGAAAAATGCATTAGCTTCTAAAACTAACATGAGTATTGTTGTTGATAAGGCTTCACAAACTTATGGTGATATTGATGCAGGTTCAGATTTCGCTCAAATGAGAGCAGGAATTATTGATCAACCTGTAAGAGCTCCAAAAATTCGTTCATTGTTTCCAACAACTCCTGTTTCAACTGAGTACTTCAAGTATGTTGAACAAGATTCAGTTGTAAGAGATGCAGATAACGTTGCAAAATGTGCTGCTGTAACATCTAACACAAAAGAAACATTATTAGTAAGCTCAATTACAACTAAGGTTGTTAAGGATATGATTGATTTTTGTAGATTATTTGTTTCTGATTATCCATTCATGCAAACAAGAATTAACCGTTTAATCAACCAATCTTTATCATTAAGAGTTGATTCACAGTTATTATTAGGAGATGGAGCAGGTGAGAACATCACAGGTATTGATACTTATTCTTCTGAATTTTCTGCAGCAAATGTTGCATGTGTTTTAACTACTTCAATTCAAGCTGCTAACATGGTAGATTTAATTTTAGGAATGCAAACACAAATTATTGAATTAGGACAGCAAGAAGGGTTTGATCCAAATGTTGTATTAGTTAATAAATGTGATTGGTTTAAGGAAGTTGAATCTTTAAAAGATTTAAACAACAATTACCTTGATTCTAGAGTTCAAATGGTTAATGGAACACCGTTCATTGGTGGAATGATGGTTGTATGGACTCCAATAGTAGTTCAAGAAACATTATATGTTATGGACACAACTAAAGGTGAAATCATCGACAGACAACAAGTGGAAATTGAAGTTGCTTTTGAAAACAAAGACAATTGGGAAAAAGAAATTGCTACTTTAAAAGGTTTAGAAAGATTAAACTTATTAGTGCCTAATGAATGGGCTAACGCTTTCATGAAGTGTACAGATGTTCCAACAGCAATTACTTCTATAACTAAGCCTTAATAAAGGTTATTATACAAAAACCTCGCTATGAAAATAGCGAGGTTTTGGTGGTATTAATAATCAATAACTTAAAAAACATATTATGAAAATTATCAAATTTATTAAAGCACACGTAGCAGGAATCCCTAAAGGGGCGGTTAAATCAGTTGATGATAAACATGCAGATAAATTGATAAAAAATGGGTATGCAGAAGATTCAACTGAGGAAGCATTAGAAAAGTATAATACTAAAATGGCTAAATTGAAGAAGGAAAGTTTATATGCTGATGCGAAAGCAAATGCAAATAATTCAAATAGTGATTGTGAAGGTTGTGAAGGGAAGCCAGAAGGTAAAAAGTGTGAAGAATGTGGTGATGAAGATATAATTGAAAAAGTTTACCACATCTTATCGCAAGAAGACATTGATGCTAATGAATTAGCTGCAGCAGGTTTCTCAGTTGGTGATGAAGTGGAAATGAATGAAGAAGAAGAATTGGTTGTTGATGAAGATGGCAAATTGATTGGGAAGGATTTGGGAAACGTATAAGCCTCAAATTAGTTTGGGGGAGAATATCGGAAAGCTTAAAGAAGTTAGATTTGTTAGGAATAAATAGAAACTAAGATGTCAGTATTAAACATAACACCAGGGAATTTTGATGATGGGACTATTAAAATAGGTTACAGCATTCACCAATCAAGTGATTTACAATTATTCATTGATAAGTGGGAGAAAAGATATTTGCAGGAAATGTTGGGTTGTGCTTTATATGATTTATTTGTTGCTGATTTGGTTGCAGGAATACCACAAAATGCCATCTATTTATCAATTTACAATGAATTTTGTGTTGATGAAAACAATTGTGGAAGGCAAAAGCGTTCAGAGGGAATAATTGAAATGATTGAAAAGTTTATTTATTGGAAATATACAAGGGATCAAAAAGTAAGGAACACACCTTCGGGAAATGTTGTGAATGAAAATGAAGCGTCAAGAGAAACTGATTTTCCTGCTACAAGAATTTACACAACGTACAATGAAGGGGTTGAAAGTTATTGCTCAATACAATGGTATATTTGCGATAATTCAACAGATTACCCAACTTATAATGGGATAACAAAACAAAAAAC